TTTACTGATGATGTTAAGATAGATTTAACTTTGCTGCCGCTGGAACTGATAGACGAGTATTTTACATGGGATAAACTGGTAAAGTTAGCTCATCATACGCTCTATATAGATTAACTCCCACTCTATTCCTTTCTTCTGTCAGAAAATTTTCTTTTTAACATCACTTCTGCAAATATTCTCTTAACTTTTTAGCCAAAAAGTTAAGAGGGGTGAAACTCTTGATTTTAAAAGGTTTTATAGGTGTATTTTTTTATAAAAAAAGGAACTCATAACATTTTTTAACAAATACAAAATTCCATTTTTGTTTGTGATAATATATGTTTTAGCAAGTGGCAAAAATTCAATCTTCACAAAATGGCTATTTCGTGAAGAGCGTGTTCGGCAGATTTGCTATCAAACATTATGTTTTAGCAAATTCCAAAAATATAAATTTTTGTTTACGAAAAGAAAAATTTATATTTTTTTATGGTAAAATTCAAGCAGGGAATGCTCTCATAACAAAATGGCTATACTGTTAAGATAATAAAATGTTAAGTTCCCTATTGTAAATAGAGCATTTGAGCCTATAAAATAAAGTTGTTATAGCTTTCGTCTATTTGATCCTGCTCAATACCGATATACCTTAAGGTTATATTCGGATTTGAATGATTAAAAATCTTTTGCAGCATGGCAACATCTTTAAATTTTTTGTAGTGATGATACCCGAAAGTTTTTCGCATTGTATGAGTACCAATCTTTTCCTGCAAGCCAACTGCTTGACAGGCAGTTTTTAAAATATAGTATGCACCGAATCTATCAAGCCGGTTTTTAAAAATGGAAACAAACAAAGCCTCGTCAGAGCGTTTGCCCTTTGTAAATTCTTCTATCATAGGTTTTAGCTTTGAATTAATCGGAAATTTTTTAAATTTACCTGTTTTCTTTTCTATGATTTGTATATGGCTTTTATTGCGAACATCACTTACGTTCAATGCGACAATATCTGAAATCCGTAATCCGCAATTCGTTCCGATGGTGAATAATAACAAATCTCTCGGGCTGTTTTTTGCAAAATACTTTTCTAATTTTTTGATGCTTTCAATATTTCTAATTGGTTCTACTGTAGTCATACAATCTCCTTTCCTAATTCCATAAGAACAACATTTTTGAACGGCAAAACCGACTCAAAAACTTCAATCAATCAAATAATTATTATGGAAAAACGACAACATAAAATTAGGGGTAAAATATATGTGGCAAGGCTAAGGGCAGTAAAAAATATTGAGCCCTCGCAAATAATTAAATCGGGGTAAATTTAAAGACCAGAAAAAGCAGTTTCTATATTCATCAGGATTAAAGCTCTTACAAAGCAATAATCCTGAGTTATTAATTTAGGTGTAAAAAAAAATGTTATAAAGAATTTTCGATATATTCCCAATGATAGCCAAAAGCGGTTTTTTGGCATCCACGACAGCAAAGCCTTATTGTATCTATACTGCAATAATAATTTTCTCTTACAAAAGCAACCCAATTACTTGCGGCTCTTGCATTCTCAAATATTTGTCCAGTCTCAAGACATCTGACTTTTTTTGATTGTTCTTGCAATGATCTGAATGGTTTTATTTTTTCCATAAGTAGATTAAATTTTTCAGAAGAGATTTTATAACTCCCCATTTTAATATCTTCCTGTTTGAGGATTGCTGTGTAGATCTTTTTAGATTTTATTGCTTTTTTATACAATGTTCTGTAAGGCTCTAAGTCTTTTTGTATTTCATAAAAAATATCTTGCGGCGGTCTAAAGGTTCCGATATGTGTTTCATTCTGCTTAAGTGTAACTGTACATCTGTTTTTCGCTTTCGTAGTCATAGATTTCCTCTCTTATTGCTTCGCATAAATCATTTTTGTGTAATAGCCCCATTTGTAATCCCATATAAATCGCATCAATAGCGGTGTGAATTTCGCCAAGAAAGCAATACAAACGCCATTTTTGCATTCTCGTATTTGAAAGAGACAAGCCCATTTTTCTTGCAATTTGTTTATTCTTATAACCTTTTGCCATCAGGATCAAAATTTGGTGTCTTCTATCAGTCATAGTTGCTCGATGCTTGTACATATTTTTCCTTTCAATGCGTTTAATGGATTACATTTTAACCATTTTGTAAGACATTAAATCAAAAAGTCTCTGAAACTATTATACAATCAATGTTTCCAAAATTTTCAATGTATTTTCTTTTTGTAATGTACCAGTCAAAAAGTTGTAAAACAATTCCCCGCATGTCTAGTTTTTTCGGCATAAAAAAATTGCCTTACAAAATGGTTAAATTGTAAGGCAAATAAAATGTAATGCAATGACTCTGATAGAGAGGGTTTTGCACTATAAAATAAAGTTGGAGTAACTGTAGTCAATCTGGTCTTGTTCAACACCAATATATCTCAGTGTTATCTGCGGACTTGAGTGGTTGAATATTTTTTGCAGAATAACCACGTCTTTAAATTGTTGGTAATGGTGGTAGCCGAAGGTTTTTCGCATTGAATGCGTACCGATTCTTTCTTGAAGCCCGGCTTTTTCACACGCATCACGAATTAAATAATATGCAGTTACTCTGTCAAGCCGATGCCGCCAGTGAGATAAAAACAAAGGTTCTGCGTTCCGCCTGCCTTTAACAAAATCCTCAATCATTGGTTTTAAGCGGTCATTAATCGGAAACTTTTTAAATTTTCCGGTTTTCTTTTCAACAATCTGGATATGAGTTTTGTTTCTCACATCACCTACATTAAGTGACAGCAAATCAGAAATTCTCAAGCCGCAGTTTGTACCGAGGACAAAAAGCATTAAATCTCTTTGACTCTGTTTTGCTAAGACTTTTTCAACTTTTTTGATATCAGATTTGTTTCTGATGGGTTCTACTGTAGTCATTTTAAACCTCTCCTTTCCTTTGACTTACAAACTATTCAGGGGATTAACCCCCTAAAAAATTTTCGGTCATACTAAGGATTTCTTCAAAATCTTCAGAGGTGAGTTGCAGGGATGGACGTGCAGGAATTTCAACAGATTTATTCCGCCCTGCCTGTCCTCCGATTTGGTGTATTGCTGCATATTCAAGGTTTGAACCTATAACCGCAGAATCGTTATCATAATAAGTATTAACAGAGGATGCCAACTGACCTGAAATCTGCAAAATCATGCCGGGCCACTGTTTATTTTTAGTCCGCTGTTTTATTGTGGAATCTTTTAGGTTTTCCCACTTCGGACGACCTTCTTCTTTAAAATTTTCTTCTGTTGAATATGCGAAAATCCCTGCGATGTTTTTCATAAGAGGTCGCAGGTTTTCACTTCTTTGAGCCAAATCAAGGAGTCTTGATTCAACTTCTTTATTGTCGATTTTAATTTCTATCGGGTCAGACATTTTTAGATAATTCTCGGATTGGATATTTGCCAGTGAATAAAAGTTTAATGCTCGTTTTCGGGTTGCAATTTCTTCAGTCAATCCTTTTTTAGAATTGGCTTTTTTAAGTATAGTTTCTTCAGTCATTAAGCCCCCGTATTCTTTTTGAATGTTGAGAGCATATCAACCATTCCAACTTTATAGATATTTTCAAGAACATCTATTTCAAAAATTTCTACACCGTCAACTACTAATTTTGCATAAGTAACTGACATTGTTGTTTCATATTCTGCATTTTCTTGAGGTTTTATATTTCCAAGCGGAAATTCTTTAAAAGTACCTATTAAAAATGCAGTAGCAGGAACTTCCTTAATTCTTCCTGTACCGTTGTATGTTTCTAAGTTTGCACGAACCTGAATCATCGTAGCTAAGAAAGGATTTGAACATACTGCCATAACAGCAGGATAAAGTGCATTCCATTTTATTTTGCACTCCATTTTATCAATACCTGCGAAAAACTCAGCTGAACCAACCATCCCAAGAGCTTTATGCTCAGCCATCTTATGTTTTATCTGTGGCAGTTGAACTTCTTCTGCTCTTCCTAATAAGTTAACACCATTCATATAAACATTGGCGTTAGTTAATTTATTAATTTCTATTTTTGACATATAAACTCCCTAAGATTTTTTAAATAGACCGCAGTCCCTAATCTCCACGTCTGAATAGTGCATAATGACATACTCCTTGCTGATGGCTTGGATTAAGGGACATTTGTAGATGTTTTTGCAGTTAAAACAAATGTCCGCACAATCGGTGTGAACTTCCAAAACTCCTCTGTCATTAACGATTGCGTACATTATGAACCGCCCAGTGATTTCAACAATTCAATATTGATGAACGATTCAAACGTAATTCTTTCAGCCGGAGTCGGAGGCATAAATTCGATGTCAAACGTTAAATGTCCGTTTGCAATTTCCGTTGCAGGGTTTTTATCCTGATTGAATGTACATTTACCGTCAATCAATGCACCTCGACCGATTAACGTTCTAATAAACTGGTTTACAGTTTCGCAGATTGAATCAATTAAACCGTTATCAATCGGGTAATCCATGAATTGCAGCATTGAATATTCAACCGATTCGTGAATAATATCTGCGGTTCTTCTGACGTTTATAAAATTGGTCGGATTTGTAGAACTTGGATAAGCAGCAGACCTGTTGCCCCACGTTCTGAAACCTGAGCCGTAAGAATTGAAAACGGTTACAACACCGCATTCATTCAAAGCGTTAACTTCAGAAGTCGGGTCATTAATCATTGAAGTTAATTGCCGTTCAACCCCAACAATTCCTTGAATTTCAGTATTTGAAGGCGACCAGTGATAACCTTTCTCAACATCTTTTGCCGCAATTACACCGGCTAACCTTTGAGAATATGGCTGCAATTTTATGGAATCAGAAGTTGCATCGTATACCTTTAAATGCGGATAACAAAGGATTATACGCTCAGATGAAGTATTGAAATTGATTGTACCTTCCGGCCCACGACCTGAAATAACTTCTTGAACAGATGCTCCGACAGGTGCATCAACAATACCCATCGCACGAATTTTATTGCAGATAGTATTCATCTCGGTTACCCGATATTATTCCGGATGAGTTTGATGTAAAAGAACTCATCCCTTATCGGGTAGATTCTAACAGAAACGGAACGGCACACTTTTTCTTAGATGATTACAGGTTTGAAAGGTGTTGGAAAAACGCTGATTCTCAAATAGAAGAATTGAAAAAATACGATGGAGTTTTGTCTCCTGATTTTTCAATGTACACGAATTACCCCGAAGCGTTTCAAATTTGGCAGGTTTACAGAAACCGTTGGTGTGCCGCTTACTGGCAAAGTAAAGGAATAAAAGTTAGAACATTATTTGGAACAAAGGTTGTAAATTTCAAAACAGAAGAACTAGGATTAGTTCTTTATACTTGGACTAATGTGTATGCTGATAGTAATGTTCCATTTGCAACTTGTGTTGATAAAGATGGTAAAAAATATAATATTACTATGGATTCAATATCTCCGGTTGACGAATAATTATTTTATATTTAAATCGCATAAAAATTCAATATAAATTAAAATTTTATTCAAGCAATAAATAAGTTCTGCGTTTCCTATTGGTACTGTTTGCGGGTTCCCATGACGAACATCTGGATATTGTTGGTGTATCTTATCCCATATAGATAAACCATCTTTTATTAAAAAATCAGGAGCAATCTTTAAATTCCTTAGTTGCGATGTTGCATCTTTTATATCATTTGTTTGGGTAATTTGTCTCATTAATGCTTCAAGGGCAGATAAACCATCCCTTAATGCATCTTTCTTTGCTCTGTCGGTTCCAGTGTTTAAATTATTTATAATTTGCCTCAAATGTTCTTTTGCTTGCTGACAGGGATTATTGGGAGTATGTAAGAGGGTTTCAGCCCTTTCTATTACACTAACTCCACATTCTTCTTTTAAAACCCAAGTATGCGAATTCAATTCCCTTAAAAACTCATACCCAATAGAATTTTTTTCTAAAAAAGAGTTTATTTCTTTGCTGGATAACCAATCTTCATCCCATAACAGTTCTAGAAAATCAAAAAAATTATTGTAACTGCTCTTAATTAATTTGCGAATACCAAGATTAAGATCTGATATTAAATAATCCCAGCTATAATTTTCTGTAATTCCTGAATTAACAACAGTGGCAATTTTATTTACTAAAAATTTTAAATTTCGACTATCACCTTGAGCAAGGTTCAATAAAAAGCCTTGCATTGCTTCTTCAATATCATCAGGAAAATCTTTGACATAAAAAACTTTACTTTCATATGTATTATAATTCGGGTGTTCATCTAAAAAAGTCATAAGCTTCCTTTCTTTTTGATTATATAAAATAAAAGCCCTAATGCAAATCAACGAAACATTAGAGCAAAGAAGTGATGTTTAAAGATTGACTATTTATCCGACTTTGGCAAGTTGTGCTTTTTGTGGAGATTCTTTTTTATAATTTTATAAATATATCTTTGAGATAAATCACATTCGATTGCGAGGCGGTTTACTGTGTATTTTCTGCCGTCATACTGGCTCATGATATATTTTTCTTTTATTTCACGAAACGGATTTTTCGGGATACTTACGGTTAATCCCGGCGAGCAGAAAATAAGGGCCAAGGCGGATTTTATGCCGGCAGATTCTGCGATGAACTTTAAGTCATCGTTCGGCATATCTTCAGGTTTTATTAAATCCATCCAAGGCTTGTAATCCATAATCTCCTCTTATTTAATGATGGTCTCATCAGTTAACGCATTACGTTAAGACGGTCAGCTTGCACTGTTAGCCGACCGTTTCGACCTTTTTAGCCTTTTGCCATTTCTAACTCTTGCTCAAGCTCATCTTCGATTTTTAATTTAGTTTTAAATAATTCACTAAGCATAACTTCTTTTGGCTTGACTTCATCAATTAACTTTGCCATTTGATGTAGGTTGTCAAAAATATCTACAAAAATTGCAGCTTCAGTAAATGTCAAATCCTTTGATGATGTAACGTCAAAAGACATAAGCATGTCACGATATAAATCGTCATCCATACCTATAACATTTTTTAATGCATGAATTTTTCTAATCTGAAAAGTCGTAGCCATACTTTATCCTCATATCCTCAAGCTGTAACTCACGTCCGTGCTTGATTCCGATTTGAACTCCCAAAATAAAAATGGCTAGAGCTATTAAAAATATGTGTAACCATAATGAAGTGTCGGGTTGGAATTTCTTACCGTTCATTTAATAACCCCTATGCCATTAATAATTTGGAAGTTTGTTTAATCACAGCATCATCGACCTCAGCCTTACCGTTGAATTTGGCAATGCTGATGCTGTGAGAAATTAAGTGTTCTAATCTTCTTGTGTTTCCATCCGAATACTGAAGATATGTTTCAGCCAGTTTTGTATTCTGTCCGATAGATTCAAGAATTTTTATGACGTCTTGAATTAAAATTTTGTCTATAATTTTTGTAAATTTGACTCTTGAGTACAACTGGTCATACTGATTGTTGTAACCTTTCAGGTTTTCTAACAGAATTCCTCTACCCACTAAAAGAATACCTACACCTGTTTTATCGTGGATCCGGCGAGTAATTTCTAAGGCTCTATATGGAAGATTTTCAGCCTCATCAATAATTAAAAGTCTGCCTGATTGGTTTAATTTTCTGACGACTTCATCCATCAAATCATAAACCGAACCCTTACCGGAAAGTCCTAAACGTCTGTGAATTTCCTTGAGAAGAGATTTTGCAGTGTAGCCTGAATCGCTCTCAATAAGGATTGAGTCCATAAATTCTTTGGTATATCTTTTTACGGCAACGGTTTTACCGAGTCCGGCTTTACCCACACAAACTCCGATTTTACCCTGAGTATGGCACAGTCTGCCGATTTCGGTGATGTATTTAACCGTTGAAATATCTACAAAAGGCAGGTCGCTGTTGCCGGAACGTTCGTGTTCACGTTGAATAAAATTATTTATAGCATCAGTAATTTTATCATTTTTGCCGTTGTAATTACCGTTCATCCACATACTGATTGTAGACTTAGCAATCCCTGTAGCAGTTGAAACGTATGCTATACTGTAATTTTTAGATTCCATCAAATCTTTTAATTCGGCTCTAATATCCATTGGCGACTCCTTTTAATTCTTGCTCAAGGATTTTGTCGGTTTCATATAGATAAAGCGGTTTTTCCTGCGGTTTGTTTTCATCTAAAAGCATCGACAAATCCTGCCGACCAAAAGCATCCATCTCCTTACTTTTGCGAATAACCTTGTCCATATTTGTATTTGCAATTCGTGAAACTTTTGGTTTAATTTCTTTTTCAACGCTTGCGTATGCGGCTTTATAATTTGCACATTTTTCTTCAAGGCTAATCTCACGAGTTTGTTTAATATATGATTTTGCAATCTTCAAACTGCGTTTTTTGATAGCCATTGCATCTTTGAAAGCTTCTTTTGAAATTTCGTCTGCGTGAAGTGCTGCAACTGCTTTGACTGCTGTAACCTTACCGATAAAGGCATTGTTGTCGGCTCTGAATACCCACGCAACCTTGAAATTTTGAATATCTCTGCGTAGGTAAACTTTCAGACCTGTTTTTGAAATCATCCAATCGGCCCAATAGGTAATACCCAATTCATTATCTTTAATTCCATTTCGTCTTATAGTGTAATTTTTAGAAGTCCTTGTGCAGAATAATTTCAAAGCATCGGATTCTACTTTTATAACTTCAGCACATTCCTGATTAAAGAGTTGATCAGGAGATAAGCCCTCGTGGTTTTTACCACGAGATGGGCGTTTATTTAAAACATTAATCACAAAATCATCAAAGACTTCTTTAAATACATCAAACGGAATAATTTTTCCGGCTTTAATCTCTTTCGCTAGTTTTTCAGGACGTTCAACAACATTTCCGCCTCTATAACCTACACAGTGTTTTGATAAAAGTTCTTTTATCTTTAAGAAATCTCTTTCTATAGGTTTTGTTTGTGCATTATATGGTAATGCAAAATTTGCTTTGACATTTAACTCTTCAAGCATACAAGTCGTTTTGAACTCATCTGCTTCAATTTTAAATTTTCGTCCACCGGCAAAATCTTTTGAACGATAATCTTTACCGTTATCAATAATCACATCTTTTGGCAAACCGTATTTTTCTACAGCATAATAGAAAGACTGGAAAATATGATCTGAATTTGGATGTCCGCACTGAAGAATCCAACCGAGCCATTTGCCTGATTTGTAATCTCTCCAAGCAGTAACCCAAGGAAAAACAACGCTGCCGTCTGAATTCAGACAGGCAACGTCTATTTGAGCGTGATCTGAAACCCACGCTTCTCCGCAAATTACAGTAGAATAGTCTCTATCAATGTAATTGCCGTATTTCCTATTCCAAGCAGATTCCCCATATCTCGCTAAATAAATACTTTGCTCAGGAACTTCACGTTCCAAACGTCTTTTAAAAGTTGCGTGACAAGGAAATTCATATCTACTAATTCCATATTTACGCATTGCATATCCTAGGGTTTGCTCCCAACAACTCCGTAGGGATGGTGCACCCTCAACTAAATAAAGATTTTTAAAATATTCAAAATAACAATCTTCAATTATTGTTCTACCTGAATTATTTCCGTATCTTGATAATAAACCATTTATTCCACTAGCAAAGTATCTATTTCTCATTCTAATTAAGGATGAATAAGACGTATGGTTATCAGGATTATTTTTATTCCAATTTTCGATGAACAGTTTTAAGGCTCTGCCTCTCAAACAAAGACTTTTTTTTATAACATCGATGTATTTGTCTGCCTGAATTCGTGACCATAAAGGAGCTTCAGAATATTTTTTATTATCAGATCCGTTGTTAATTTTTTTTGATATTGATAAAGATGAATAACGAATAAAAATTTGTTTTATATTATCTTTTGCTTCAATTTTATAAATAAAATCACCTTTATAGCAGCGATTTTTTATTGTCTTTTCTTTGACATTCAAAAGATTACACGCTTCTTGAACAGAAATCCAAGTCGGAATATTTGATTTTACTTGCTGGGTTTCATTCATTAATTGTGTAATCCTTTACTTTTATTCCGAAAATCTTTTCAATAATGTAAAGGTCAATTTCCGGACAACCTCTCTCCCCAGTCAAATAGCGGCTTACTACACTTTTGGATATATGTAAATCCATCTGAATTTCTTTTGATTTAAGATCCAAAAGAGAAAAAATAATTTTAGTTAAAACTTGTTTTTTGCAATAAACACAATCTGACATATTTTTCAATCCTCTCTTGATATAGTTAGTTGTCCTATAATCAAGCTGTATAAGATTTTTAAAAATTTTCTATAAGCCGACTGTCCAGTATTTTTGCACAGCAGAATAATGCCTAATAAGGCAATATGACTGGCTCTACCGGGAAATCTTTAACCTATAACTCAATTATATGAAAATTATTTATATATGGAAGAGGCGAAAATTCAAGAGCGGGGAATATTCCCCGACTTTTGAAAATAAAAAACAGTAATAACAAGAACAGAAAAAATGAACGAATTTTTTATATTTACTTTAAAATCGGATAACAAAAAGGATAAGGACTATTTAAAAAATCGGGGAAAAGTTTATGAAGAAATA